AAATTAGGATCTAACATAAGGTCTGTGAAGTCCTCGTCCACTTTTTCGGCTATAAATCTTTCATACCTCCCATTCATTAGATACATCATATCTGCCCTAAAGAATAGTGCAAAATCCTCAATAACCTTTGAAAACTCTTCTTGATAGTCGTAATCGTAGCTTTCTGGGAACGCAGCGTAGCCCGGATAGTAGAAACTAGTCATTCTGATGTCTATAAGGAAGTCATTATGTTTATCTGTCACTTGCTTAATGTGATCTATATTTAAAGAAGAGCTGTTATGTTTATCCGTCACACCTTTTCCTTTGGTATAAAATATAGTTCTAAAGTCGTACTGTCTGAATATCGGACCATCTTAAATTCTCACCCCTCGTCGTCAAATGGATCAAAATCTCCCCCTAGATCACCAAACATGTCTATTATCTCGTAGGATCTATTCATAGCCGATTCTAAATAATCTGCAACAAATTCTACATGATCTTCGTCAAATGTTATTATCATGGGAATCTGAGCCACAACTACGTGACCCAGAGTCTCAACTATTTTTTTCTTCTTTTTCCTAGCCATACTCTAAGATAACAGTTAGTACAAGTACTGTCAAGGATTAAAATAGTATTTGACAAATAAAATATTATTCAGTATATTTAATAGTAATTGTAGTCTAGGACCGTGAAATAGGTTAAGACCGAAGGGAAGCGTGAGGAAAGTCGCTTACTGGATACTCGACACTCAGAAGAGTCCAGCGGAAGGCCTACACTACAAGGATACATTGGGATTAATAATCTATCGCCTTTAGACAGGAACTCAAGATAAGTCTAATGGTTTTTAACTAACTTCTTATTATATAAGGGTAGTTGAAAGCTATTCAAATATGTAACTTATTAATATTATTCAAATATAGCATTTTTCTGTACAAATATCATATAAATTTAACAACTATATATGTACATTACCGTGGAGGGATGATGGCAGACGATAGTATGAAAGACATGATGCAACGACTTAGAAAGATATCTATGTCAGAAGCTCTTGATCCAGATGCAACAGATATGATGGGTTCTAGTGATATATTAGGAAGAGAAGCTGATGATAATATAGCTAGAGAAGCTGCTGAGGCTAAGTTTGGTAAAACAATATCTAAAGCTGATTTCCAAGATAATGTAGCTAAGAATAAAGCATTAAGAGGTAAAGAGTTAATGGATAAGGCTTTATCTAGAGGTAAGACTACAAGATGGCTACCTTCTATAGAAGATGCTGGAGATACTACTAAAGAAGTAAAAAGGAATATACTAAAGAAGTTAGGATCTAAAGCTGGTGGTAGTATGTTAAAGAGAGCTGCTGGTTTAGCTATTGGTGGACCTCTTATGTTAGCATCTGAAGCGGCTGATGCTGCTGAGTCTGGTCCTGCTGAAGGAAGTATAGATAGCATTATTGAAGGTACTGAGTATACTCCAGAGCAGAAACAAAGATTGAAAGCTGGACATGATACTGGAAAAAGAATAAGAGAAGATAAGGGATACATGGACGATGTTAAATCCATGAGAGATAAGGTTAATAGTATCATAGCTAAAGATAACGAGGCAGATCAAGCTAACCTTACTGAAGATACTGCTACAGATAGAGCTATGCAGAAGATAGATCCTAGAGAGCAGATGAAAATATTAAAACAAATGAGAGACGCTAATAGGAGAAAGTAATGTCAGCAATAGATGTTAAAGCTATTAGTCCAATATTAAAAAAGGTCCAAGATGGATCGCAGACAAAAACCCAAAAAAAGGAGAGGTTCTCTAGAATTAGAGAAGCATTAAAAAGAAGAGCAAAACCGAACAACAAGAAATAATAGCATACCCATACTGGATTGCTAGATATTCTTTATAAAGGAGAGACATGAATAAGTTTATCGAAGCACTACCATTTGTGCTGTTATTAGCACTAGTACCATTTTTCTATTACAATTCCCCAAACATTGCACAGTCGATTATTATAGTAGCAGTATCTGCTTTATGTGGATATAGGTATTACTTACTTAATCAAGAGAAGCCTGATTATGCTAAGATCTTTAAAAATGAGATCATTGCTGTTGAAAGGGAGATTGTTAAACTTAACCAAAACTACGGTAAGTTAACTATCCACGATATTAACAAAAAGAAAGAAGAGAGTAAATTTCACTTCTAGGGAGTTGTTATGGAGATAGAAGATTGTGAGAAGATAATAAGAGATTTTATAAATAGAGAGGACTTCGAGAAGTGCGACCTATTCGACATACCACAGAGTTTCGTAGAAGCTAGTGAAATTCTAGGATTCGACAGGACTGATGAAATAATCAAGGAATGTTTAGATGGATGAATTAATTATAATGGAACTTGAGATGGAACTTAAAGCTTTGAGGAAAGAACTGTCTCAAGCGGAGAAAGAAAATAAAGAACTTAGAGCTGTTATCGAAGAGAACGGTCTTGAAGAAGAGATTGGTCAGACTAAAAGTATTACTCCAGAAGAGGAGATATGTATCTTAGGCATTGAACAGATATTAGATGCTGTTAAGAATAAGATAGCTGATAAGACTGATATACAGAATTACGACATACTACATAGAAACCTCAGAATGATCAAAGGCTTTAGTAACGATTCTAAAAAGAAAGTTAAGAAAGCTGACGTTAAGGATCTACTGAAGATAGTTGAAGGTAAGAAGTAATGGCTAAGAAAATGACCGAAGAAGAAGCAATTGACGCTCTTTGGAGGGAAGGTATACTTTCTTGGAAACTTAAGGGTAATCAAAAAGAAATCTATAAACATTTCAACAATACTGGTGATGATATATCTGCATGTCTGATATCCAGACAGTATGGTAAGTCGTATACTCTATGTGTTATGGCAATTGAAACCTGCTTACTAAAACCCGGAGCTATTGTAAAATATGCATGTCCTCAACAGAAAATGGTTGAGAGGGTTATAAAGCCTAGAATACGTGAGATCATAGCTAACTGTCCGGAGGATATGAAACCGGAGTGGAAGACTCAAGAGAAGGTGTGGCTATTTCCTAATGGATCTGAAATACAAGTCGCAGGTACAGATAATGGAAACTACGATAACCTCCGTGGGGGATCGGCTGATTTATGTATATGTGATGAGGCAGGATTTATGGATGAGCTAGAGACTGTAGTATATTCAGTACTTGCCCCTACTACCGATACAACTGGTGGTAAAATATATTTAGCATCCACACCAAACGACAAAGATCCGAACCATGACTTTCATGAGTTCTTTGTGAACCCTCTAGAAGCTGCTGGAAAGCTTTTAAAGTTTGACTACACTACATCGCCTATGGTTTCTGAAGAGCAGAGAGCTAGGATTGTAGCTAGGTATCCGGGTGGAGAGAAGAATGTCAAATTTAGATGCGAGTATTTGTGTGAGATTCCAAATGTATCTGAAGCCAACGTAGTCCCAGAATTTGCGGCCGTAGAAGAGTCCGTAGTTAAGGATATGGAAGTTCCAGATTATTGTGAGTTCTATACCTCTGGAGATGTTGGATTTCACGATCTAACTGTATTCTTATTCTCGTACTATGATAAGAAGCTCAATAAGCTAGTAATTACAGATGAATACGTTATTAATGGTCCAGAACTAACAACGGACAAATTACATAAAGAAATAATGGTTAAAGAAGAGATGAGGTTTGTTACGGCCCTCGGAGATAAGCAGAAGCCTTATTTAAGAGTAATGGATAATGACCTTAAGCTTATAAACGATTTATCTAGGTTTTATGGTATGAACTTCATGCCTACTGAAAAACATAATAAAGAGCAAGCTGTTGATACTGTAAGAAGATGGGTAGAATCTGAAAGGATCATAATACACCCAAGATGTAAGAATCTTATATACCATCTTAAATATACTCAATGGCACTATACTAAACAAGGAACATTTACAGGTAAATTCAAGCATTTGAAAGGAAACGACTCTGCTGGACTATTAAGATCACATGGAGATGCTTTAGATGCGCTTATATACTTAGTTAGGAACGTAAGATTAGGTACAAACCCGTTTCCAGAGAACTATGGACTAGATATTAACAAAAATACCTTCATGAGTCCTAAATTTAAGACTAAAAACGCCTCACAAGCGGCTGATTTCATTAAGAAACTGCTAAAACTTGAAAAAAAATAGCTAGAAGTGTATAAAATTTAACAACTATATATGAAGGTACTAAAAAAGGACTATTATTATGGAAGCTAAAGTATGTAGTATTTGTAAAGAAGAAAAAGGCATATTAGAG